GTGATAACTAATTAAAAACTACTAGGTTTAATAGATAATAATTAAAGGAGAATAATATGGCTTTTTCCGTAAGTCCTTCCGTAATCGTTCGTGAAGTGGACGCATCGGCAGCGGTACCAGCCATCGCAACGCCACCTGCAGCTGTATCCGGTGTATTTAGATGGGGTCCTGTAAATGAACCAATTCTATTGTCATCGGAAAATGATCTCGTAAGTCGATTCGGTAAACCTACCGATAACAACTACGAAACTTTCTTTGTTGCAGCCGATTATCTTTCATATGCAAATGCCCTCTGGGCTGCTCGTGTTGATAATGGTGCTGTAACATCTGATGCATATAATGTTGTATTATTCGACGCGACCACAGCATATGCAAATACTGCTGCTCCAGGCTATGTACAAGGTACAACTCCTGGTTCTGTTGGGTCTGTCGATACAAGTAATACTACATATGGTGCATTTGAAGGCCTATACCCTGGTGCTCTTGCGAATGGTATCGAAATTTCATACGTAAAGGATTCGGGCTATGAATCAACATTATTTGATGTTGGTGATATTCCTGCTACAAATCCTTCCCTCTCAGATTCAAGATTGGTTTCTGGACAAGATACCGGTGTAAGTGATCAAGCAATTGCTTTCAATACGAAGACAATTGATATTACTGTAGCCAATACAGTGGCTCTTGATGTTTCTGGCTTGGTTGGTGATATTCTTGTCATCGGAAATGATTCGGTAGGTTACCAAGAACTATCGATTACTGCTGCAACAAAATCTGATCTTAATATTGACCTAGATCCCTCGGCTAATACCGACATCGTGGTTGGCTATCACAGATACGAAATCACTACTTCGTCAAATTATACTCTTGCTGAATCCGACCTAGAAGATCTTTCAATTTCTACTAAGTGGAAACAGAGTTACCTATTTGGTAAGACTCCAGATGCTGGTAATTATCACGTTGCTGTCATTGACAGTTCCGGTGATGTAACTGGTGCTGCTGGATCTGTTGTTGAAATCTACGATAATGTATCGACCAGTGCAACAGCTACACTTGCTGATGGTCGAACTAATTACTACGCAGAGGTAATTGAGAATTTCTCGGCTTGGATTAAGGTTGCAAATACTGCACACTTTGAGGCCCAAACGACCTCTCAATATGAAACTCTTGCTGGTGGTACTGATGGAACCCCTGAGGCGACAACCACACTACAAGCTCTTGCTGGTGGATACGATCTGTTTAAGAACTCTAATGAGATTGATATCTCGTTTGTTCTTCAAGGTAAGGGCGATAATAATGCCAACCTTGCAAACTACATTATCTCTAATGTAGCTGATTACAGAAAAGATTGTGTGGCATTCCTATCACCATCGAAAGAATCAGTAGTTGATGAGTTGAGAACCAATGCAAAAATGACCAACGCAATTGCATATCGTAACAAGCTCCAAAGCTCCTCTTACTGGTTTATGGATTCCGGTTACAAGTACAGATACGACAAGTATAATGACAAGTACCGATATGTCCCACTGAACGGTGATATGGCTGGTCTGGCCTCTAGGGTAGAGCCTTATGAGTCTCCAGCTGGATTCCGAAAAGGTGTTGTGAAGAATGTTGTTAAGTTGGCATTCAATCCTAATAAGGCACAAAGAGACCAACTCTATACTGCAGATATTAACCCAGTAATGAGTCAAGTAGGACAAGGAATTGTTTTATTTGGTGATAAGACTGGATTAGGTCAGAATAGTGCATTCGATAGACTTAATGTACGAAGATTGTTTATCGCTGTCGAGAAGGCAATTGCTAATGCAGCTCAATCATTCTTGTTCGAACTGAACGATGAGTTTACTCAGACACAATTCAGAAATATCGTAGAGCCATTCCTCCGTGACATTCAAGGAAGACGTGGAATTATCGATTTTAGAGTTGTATCTGATGCAACGGTGAATACTCCTGTAGTAATCGATCAAAATAAGTTCAGAGCAAATATCTTCATTAAACCTGCACGATCTATTAACGTCATCGAACTCACGTTTGTGGCTACAAGATCTGGGGTTGAATTTGAAGAAATTGTTGGCGCGCTTACATAATAAATAAGATTGTTAAAAGGAGAACACGAATATGAGTTTTAATATCAACGAGTTTAAATCACAGCTAGTAGGTGGTGGTGCTCGTCCAACTCTTTTCCAAGTTCAGATATTAAATCCTGTCGATCCGGCCGCTGACTTTAAAGTCCCATTTATGGTACGTGCGGCTGGAATTCCTGGTTCGACTGTGGGGCAATATGAAGTGCCCTACTTCGGCCGGAACATTAAGTACGCAGGTGATCGAACATTTGAAGATTGGACGATTACAGTAATCAACGACGAAGACTTTGCCGTTAGAAATGCTATGGAAGCATGGTCTAATGCTATCAATACCCACGATAGTAATGTCAGAGCCTTACCCCAAGATTACAAATCAAATGCTATCATTACGCAATTTAGTAAGGATGGAGATCCGCTTAGGTCTTATGTATTTGAAGGCATGTTCCCAGTTACAATCGATCAGATTGAAATGGATTGGGGTACTGTCGATGCTATTGAGGAATTCGGTGTAACATTCAGTTATGATTTTTGGAGAGTTGAAGGCGTAACCGGTATTCCTACAAGCTAATTGATTATTGAGGAATTTAAATAATGAAGATTTTTGGCTTTGACATAACGCGGGAAGCAGAACAGACCGATAATGTACCGGTCTCTTTTGCTGAACCGCAAAATGACGACGGTGCAATTACCGTAGGTAGTGCCCTCGGTGGGTTCTATAATACGTTAATTGATCTTGAGGGCTCGGCTAAAACCGAGTCCGAACTCGTCACAAAATATCGTGGTATGGCAATGCAACCAGAAATTGCTCAGGCAATTGATGAGGTTGTGAACGAAGCAATTAATATCGACACACACGAAAAAGTGGTAGATGTTGTATTGGATGAAGTAGATCTGCCCGATAAGGTAAAAAAGGCAATATCAGAAGAGTTTGAAAATTGTCTTGGACTTTTAGATTTTACTAATACAGCTTATGATATGTTTAGTAAATTCTATGTTGACGGAAGACTGAATTACCATATTATTATTGACGATAAAAATATTAAGAAAGGTATTACAGAACTTCGTTATGTGGACCCACGAAAGATTAAGTTAATACGTGAAGTCGACAAGAAAGACAAAGATCAATGGTCTGGCATGCCAACCAAAAAAGTCAAAAATGAATATTATTTGTATTCTGATAATGGCTTTGGAAATGGACCAGGCGATTCATCACAGGGTTATAGAATTTCAAAAGACTCGATTGCTAGAGTAACATCGGGACTAATGAATGAAAATAACTCTTTAGTTCTTTCATATTTACATCCGTCTATCAAACCTCTCAATCAGTTGAGAATGTTAGAAGACGCCACAGTCATTTATACTCTGACACGAGCACCAGAGCGTAGAATTTTCTATATTGATGTTGGTAACTTACCTAAGAACAAGGCCGAGCAGTATCTGCATGATATGATGACTCGACACAAGAATAAGTTACAATATAATGCATCAACTGGTGAAATTAGTGATTCTCGTAAAATGATGACAATGACTGAAGATTTCTGGTTTCCTCGCCGTGGTGGTGAGAGATCTACAGAGGTCGATACGATTGCCGGTGGTTCTGCACAGGGCTTAAGTACAGATGAAAATATGCAGTACTTCCAACGTAAATTATATAAGGCGTTGAGAGTACCACTAACCCGATTAGAGCCAGAAACAATGGTTTCATTCGGTCGCGTTTCTGAGATAACGCGTGATGAATTGAAGTTTAGTAAATTCATTCGAAGACTCAGAGCAAGATTTTCTTGGTTCTTCAATATGGTACTAGAAAAGCAACTTGTCTTAAAAGGGATAATGTCACCAGAAGAATTTGAACAGATTAAAAATAAAATTCGCTATGACTTTATCAAAGACAACTACTTTGAAGAACTAAAAGAGGCCGAAATTCTCAGAGAGCGCATGAATACGCTGAGAGAAATGGAAGAAACGGTCGGTGTTTATTATTCTCGTCAATGGGTAATCCGTAATGTACTTCAAATGAGTGAAGATGATTTCGAAGAGATCAGAGATCAAATCGAAGCGGAGAAAGAGATGTTCCCTGACGAGGACGAAGATTTATGATAAATAATTCAAAATTCAGATTAAAGGACTCACAGAAATGAAACGGTTCAAAAATATTCGCGAAATGGCGCAACCCAAATCTCCCGAAGAGAAGAGATTTAAGGATCAGCACTCGGTTGAGGTACTTGATCCCGAAGGTCATGGTGACGATATCAAGCCAAAGACAAAGCAAAAGAAAAGATTGGCTGATTATGTCAACGGCACAGACAAGGCTGCTTATGATAAAGCTTATACTGTGAAGAAAGAAGCAGTAGAGGAAGATTGGGATGCAATCGAGGCAGAAATATTAGAGAATCACGATATTTCTGAACTCTCCGAAGAGCAGCTCGATGAACTGATCGGTAAAATTGCAAGAGGTATTGGCAAAGGAGTTAAGAAAGTTGCAAAGAGAATGTCTACCTCTGGTCGTGCAGATGCTGCCGAAAAGAAAGCAGATAACGCCGAAAAGAAAACTAAAGATCGTGAGAGAATGAAGAAGGCTAAAGAGCGTATTGCAGCTGCTAAAGCTAAGAGAAATGAATCTTCCTTAGAAGAAGATATTGCTGATATCATCGTAGAAGCATATGGTGAATCTTTGCTTGAGTTCACTGATGAAGAACTGGATACGATCATCGATAGACTTCATGAAGACCTACAGGGCTAAGAGAATGAAGAAATTTTCAGACATCTACGAATCGCGTAATGACGTAGTCAAAGCTCTTGCTGATAAAGCAAAGACTGGTGGTATGGATAAGGCTGACTTTAAGAAAGGCCACGATCTCTATAAAGCTGCTAAGTTTGAAGATCTTAAAAAATTAATTAAAGGTCTTGATACGGACGTTGCAGAATATATTGCTGATGTTATCAGCAGACATGATTCGAAAGCATTCAATAGCATGTATCCAAGAGCTAAAGCTGGTGACCCCATGTCTAAAATTATTAGAGAACACATGGATCACGGAATTGAAATGGCTGAAGATGCACAAGACGAAAAGAGAAT